TCAGTAGAAGGTTCAAAATTAATTAATTGTAATGCCTCACCTGGTTGCATGTCGTAAACATCTTTGTTTAAAACTAAACCTCCACCACATGTAGCATTAAATGGTTGTAATTGAGAAGTATCTGCCATTTATAATTATCTTTTTTTTGCTAAATTTTCTAATTGCTTTAATTCTTTAATAGTTAAATTTTTAGGTAATAAATCTTTTACGGGTGCACCACTATTATATGCACTAATATAGCTATTAATTTGTTTAAGGTTCATTTTATCTGATAGTGCTGCAACTTGTGTATCTCCAGTTTTGCCTGTATCAACATCTTTTGTTAACTTCATTTTAGAACCCATATTATCATTTGATTGTTTATCTACTTTCATAATTCTCCTTTTATATTACGTGTACTCTAGAACCATTTGTAATTCTAGAATCTTTCATGTATTCTTGTCTTGATGCATAATCAACTCTTAATAATCTTAATTTTCTTTGGTAATCTCTTTCTGCTAATTGTGCATGTGCTGGATCTGATCTTAACATGTATGTATAATATTTAGCTCTATCTACAATTAAAGGTCTAAATCTATCGGGTAATGACATTGTATCACCATGTGCTGATAATTCTGTATGTGTTTGATAGTAATCATATTCAATATTATAGTCATCACTATCAGGAACAGGACTTAATCCAAACGATGAATAATTAGGTTTTCTGTAAACAAAATCTGGAACTGCGTGTACACCTTCATCATTTTTTGAATCTCTTTCTTTTAATGATTGTAACCAATGATCATATGATATAAATTTTAATTTTTTTGTAGCAACATCATCTCTTGAAATTCTTATGTAATCAATATCTAAGTTTGTAGATGTTGTTGTATTATTTACAGTAATATAACTTGTTTGAGCAGTAGCTGTAAATTTTGTTTCTAAAATTTTACCTGCCCCAAAATCTGAAACAGTTACTGTTGTATTTAAATTTTGTGTTCCTTCTGCAGCTGTACCTACTTGTACTTTTAGTGCTTGACCAACACTATTTGTATCAAATACTCTTAACTGTAGTTTATATGTTTTATTTACTGTAGTTGTTATTGCTTGATAAGCTGCATAATCATTTAATCTTAATCTGCCATTTCCTGTGCTAGTGTATGCTGCACTTCCTGCTCCAGCAATTGTAGTCCAACTATTTATATTTGAAGTAAATTCTCCATTTGTAACTAATTCTTTTGGTTGTAAGAAAAAAGATTCAAAATCAACTTTACGCACATCTGATTCAAATGAATATTCTTGAGTTCCTGCTGTTGTAGTTGTAGATGCAGTTGTATGCAATGCAGGTATTTCTCCAGCTTCATTATAGATATCATGCACAGATTTATTAACAAAATTTTTAACAGACGTTTGTATTCCTCTACTTGAACTAAATGTTGTGCTTGTTAAAGCAACTTCATTTAATTCTTGTAATACATTGTTAGCTAAAGTTAAATAAGTTGTACTCATGTTTATTCTGATTCCTTGTTGTTATCATGTACAAAATTCTCACATCTAATTAATAGTCTTTTAATGCGAGCTTCTGCATCTTCTATTTGCTTCTTTAGCTCTTCGTTTTGTCTTTTAAGAGCAACTGTATCAGATTTATACTCTGATATAATTTCAAGAAGTTGATTTCGTTTTTGATAGCTCATTGAGCATTACAGCAATCTGATCTAATTTATCAGTTTGTGCTGCAACTTTATCTTCTAAGTGTTTTAATCTGTTTAAAGCACTCTCATTATTACCACCTAAATAAATTTTTCTTGGTCCTGTTACCCCTTTTTGCTTATATGTTAAATCGTATGTAGCCATGTTTTTTCCTTTATTTATTTATTAATTATGAGAGGATTAAATAAGGGGGATATAAATACCCCCCTTAAGTTATTACTTATTATGATACGTCTGTATCGTGAGATGCCGCAGTATTATGATCTGTTTCATCTATACCTGAGATGTCACACATAATTGCGTATACTCTTATTTTACCTGCAGACGAAGCTGCTGATAACATAAGTAAGTCTAGGGTATCAGCTGATGCTGCTACGTGTCTTGCTGTAGCTGTTGCTGCTGAGTATCCTACTTCTTTTGCATCACCGTCAACATAAATGTCAACGTCACCGCCAGTTATACCTAAGTCTACTGTTACTGAGTTTGATAATTGAGTAAGTATCTCAATACCTGCTTCCATAACGATAGTCTCTGCTGGAATTGCAATTGCCTGAAGTACATCATTTGTTGCTGAACCTGCATCTCCATTTAACTGTGCAATGTCGATTGTGTTTTCTACCATGTAAGGTGTTCTACCATTAGACGGATGTCCTGTAGTACCACCAACTCCTGTTACTGTATAAGTTGCCATATCTAGTTATCTCCTTCTAATTAACCTATTGTGATAACACCAGAGTAAACTGCTTCTGTTCTTAGAACTTTTCTTCCAAAAACGTGCAATCCTCTAATGATATCTGAAAATGAATCAGGATCTCTGATAAGTTCTGTTTTCGCAATATGGTTTGCAGTTGCTACTGCGCCTTGGTGACCATAAAGGAAAGCATACTCGTTAGAGCCTGCTGATCCAAATGTTTTGTTTGCTGCTGATCCGCCTGATACAGCTATTGCATTAGTAGAGTACATTCTAAAACCAAATAAAGGTCTGTCTGTAATCATACCATTTCTCATAGCTGAAGCTGAGCCATCTGCCATAACAGATTGGTCAACTACTTTAGCGCCTGCTTTTCTAAGTTGTTGATAGAAAGCTGGTGGCGCAACGAACCATCTATTTTCTTCTGGTACATCTGCACCGTCAAGAACTGTCTTAGCTGCTGACATAATGTCTGTTAGTGTGTCAACTGCTGCATCACCATCGATAGGTGATCCGTCAGTACCTGTAGCTGAAGCATTTGTAGATGCTCCACTATAGATTGCACTTAGGACATTGAAGTCATAGTTCTTTTTAAGTGCGTAAGCACCTGAAGAAGTTGCAAGAGCTTCGAAATTAACATGTGATTGTCTTTCTTCGATGTCATCTACTTTAAACGCAAAGTACGAACCTTGGTCGACTGTCAATTGAATTTGATCGTCTGCAAGTGTTTCTGTGTTTACTGTTTGACCTCTAGCGTAGTCATTCACTGTAATTGTCGGCTCTTTGATTATGTTTACTGTATCGCCAAAATTTTCAATTTCTCCAGCGTAATCAGTGTTTGTTATATCTTCAACAACTGATGCACGTCTGAAAAATTTTTGAACCTTCTGACTATAAATTGCTGGAGCCCAATTACCTGACGGTAAATTTTGGTAGCCAGCTGCTTTTCCCATTGTTGCCATAATGTTTGCCTATTGTTTATAGTTATTGTTAAGGTTGTATTCTTCCTTCTCTCATGGCTTCATCGATTTGTGCTTCGTTCTTTTCAAACTCTCTTCTATTCATCTTACTAATTTCAGCATTAGACCAAATTTTCTTTGTGGGAATATCTGCATCCGTTGCTTTTTTAGTTTTAGAAATTGCTTTAGCGGCTTCTTTTTTAAGATCTTTACTTTCCTGTTTACTTAAACTACTAATGCCCTTGTCCATTTTATATAGATCAATTGCTCTAGCAGCTAATGTAGAGTTAGTTGTATTTTCATATAACCAACCTTGAATTGTAGGATCTTGTTTTCCAGCCCATTCGTGAAAGTCTTCTTCTTTTCGTAAGTTGACAAAATCAGGATGAACTTTTAAAAGTTCTACTTCTGCTTTTTCTTTTGCAATTTGTTCCTGTTGAACTTGAAGATTTTGGTATTTATCCTCCATCTCTTTTGCTCTAGTATCAGCCTTTGTCATAGCAATGGTTTCAACCATTTCATAAACATCAGGATACTCCTTTCTCCAGGCTTCTAACTCATCCTTAGATTTAGGTGGTACAAATTGTTTTGTAGATGATTCTAATTGAGTTCTCAAAGTTCTAACTTCATCTTTGTGCTTTGAAAGAGTAGAATCATAGTGTCTTTTTAAATCGTCATAACGTTTCTTAAAAACACGATCTTCTGCATTTTCAGGGCGTTCAGTTGAAGGAGTAGCTTTTTCATCGGAGCTTGCAATTTCTTCAGATGTTTTGGTGTCCTCTTGAACGGTTGCTGTTTCTGCTTTTTCTTGATGAAACTTATTTAATTCACCTTTAGCAAATGCTTCTACCTCAGGATCATTTTCTTCATCCCTTTTCTTTTGGTACATTTCTTTGCCTTCAGGCTTCTTAAATAGTTTCGGTTTAGGTTCTTTTACTTCAGGTGAAGTATTAGATTCCTGCTTATCGTTTTCCATTATTTTTTTCCTCTTAGGTTGAGTGCCTTATGGATAAGGGTAGCTCTAAACTTGTTCCATATTTTGTGGGCTAGTCATTAAACCTGCAGTTTCTGTAGGTTGACTAGGTGGCACATTTGTTTGTTGTTGTGTTTCCATCTGACCTGATATATCTTCCATAAAAACCGCAAGGGCTTCATCAGGATTTCCACCATATCTTTTTACTGCGTAATTAGATACAATAGATACAGGTAATACTACATTAGGTTCTTTACTACCAATTTGTTCCATTACTGGCTCAAATTCAGGTAGCATTTTACTTAATGCTGATGTAACAGATGGAGATAAGACAGCACTTATGGCTGCTCTATCTTCAGCTGTTAATTTTTTAAATCTTTCTGCTAATACAATTTCAGTTTCTGATGCATCTGGTATTGTTCTCTTAAAGATGACCCTTCTGCTTCTATATTAATTTTTTTAGCAACTTGTGGTTTTGGAGCTTCTGTTTGTGGTAATTTAGGATCAATTTTACCTTTAGGCATTGTAGGTCCTTTACCCATCATACCAGTTGTAGTAACTGTTCCTTTCATATCACTTATTGCCATTATACTAATACCTCTCTATGTTTTTTAGAAATTAATTTACCAACAACATAACTTCCATTTTCTATTAACATACTATATAATCTTCCTAACAAATTAAATTTACCTTTTTTTAATCTCCATTTAATATCTTTAGTTCTACTAGACATTATGTGATTCCAAAATTTTGTAACTAATTTATTTTTTTTCATAAGTTTAACCATTGGAACTGCCCAATACCAATATCCATTAATATGTGTATCACTAAAATTATTAACTGTAAAATTCCAACTTAATCTATGATCTTCTTTTGACATTAAATTTTGCCTATACAATTCTGTAC